AGATGCGAAGAGTTATTATTATTCATCGCCTACCTTAGACGGTGAGTCGGAGATTCAAAACTTATTTAAGTCTGGAACTCAGCGTGAAGCTTTGTTCGTTTGTAGGCATTGCCACACGCCGAACAGAATGGTTTATGAGAATCTTATAAAAGATTCTAAGTATGGCGCGTTATATCCGTGCGAGAAATGCGGCGGCATACACTTAGAATCTGATAAACCAAAGATTTTCAAAGATGGTTTGTGGTCTGACGCTGTGCAGCAATCAGAAAACGAATCATTCACAGCTAATGCCTTGTTCTTGCCTTATGGCTGGAAATCATGGGCATCATTGATGCAAGACTATGAAGAAGCAAAGGTGTTGCTTGACAAAGGTGATGATAGCGAGATGGTGGTATTCTATAACACCCGTCTTGCGCGCTGCTGGGAACGGCAGAAAGAGGCAACTAATCACGATGTGCTAATGGCGCGCGCTGAAGATTATCATCTTGGCATTGTTCCGGAAGATGTTTGTTACTTGACGGCGGCAATTGATACTCAGGCGGACAGACTTGAGGCGCTTGTTATCGGGTGGGGTGTTGGTCTTGAGTGTTGGGTAATTGATTACAAGATTATGATCGGTGATCCGGCAGAGCAAGAGGTATGGAAGCAAGCGCACGCCTTACTAACCCAAGAGTATGAGCATATATCTGGTGATATGATGAGAATATCAAACGCTAAGTTTATCGATTCTGGCGGACATCATACTCAGGAAGTTTACAATTTTTGCCGCAAATATAAATCACAAGGATTTTTCCCGATCAAGGGAAGCTCAAAACCAAACTATCCGATAATACCAAACCGGCCAAGCAATCCAGATTTTAACTACAAAGGGCAGGTATTAAAGAAAGCCGTGACTCTTTGGCAGATCGGGACTGATACCGCTAAAGATTATTTATTTGCGCGATGGGGAAAGACTTCCGGTCCTGGAGCTGTGCATTTTTCTAAAGACTTGCCAGAAGAATTTTATCATCAGATTGTTTCAGAATACCGAACAGTAAAATATATCAACGGATATAAGCGGTCTATATGGGAAAAGAAAAAATCAGCAAGGAATGAGGCGCTTGATCTTATAGTGTATAATCTTGCTGCTGCTCATAAGTTAGGGTTGCATCGGATGACTGATAAGCAGTGGGCATCCAAACTTATTGTTAAGAAGGTTACTGAAGAAGTTATTGAAGAAAAGCCATTACACATTGAACTTAATGACGATGTTATAATACATCACCCAGTCAAGAAAAGGCCACGATTAAAACCGCGCATGGGAGGGTCAAGTTTTGGATTCTAATATAGATGATAGTTTCTTTGGCGTTGTGGCTTTGGCGATCACTAAACATGTGCAAGCCACCGATGATCAGGTTAAAAGAATACACCAAACAATTGTAGACTTAGCTGGTGGCGATGTGGTTTATATTAGCAAACAGCATAATCTTAAGTTATCGGTGCGTAACGATCAATTAAAAAATGATCACGCTTCAGGAATTCCAAAGGCGCATTTGGAAACAAAGTATCTTTTGTCACGCCATCAAATAAATAGAATTCTCAAAGCATAACCCTTTTTGTTATGTTCAGCATATAGCGTATATATGCGAGCATGACAGCAGATATAGCAACAGCAGAACCAACTCAGATCAGAGCCGGCGATTCTATCACATGGCTCAAAACTCTCAATGATTACCCGGCAACTGATAGCTGGGTTTTACATTATCGTTTAATCAATACCGCTGGCAAGTTTGACATCACAGCAACCGCTGATGGTGCGGACCATCTTGTCGAGGTATCTGCTACGACATCAGCAACCTATACGGCCGGAAAATATACTCTCGTATCTTGGGTAACTCAAGGCGCGCTTCGGTACTCTACCGGGTCGATGCTCATTGAAGTGTTGCCAGATTTGGCGGCGCAAGCTTCAGGCTATGACATTCGGTCTAATGCACAGAAAACACTTGATCTACTTGATGCTGCAATGCAGTCGCAAGGTGCGAACGCCTGGGTGCAAGAATATGAAATTGACGGACGGCGCATGAAGTTTCGCAGCGTTGGCGAATTCGTAGCTTTCCGGTCCAAAGTTAAGCAAGAAGTAGTTAGAGAACAGAACGCAGAACGTTTGCGGAATGGCTTGGGCTTGCGTAATAAAATCAATATTAGGATGTAATGATGGCAAATGAAAAAGCTGATATACATCCAATTAAAAAACGCTCATTCGAGGCGGCAAAGGTAACGCGGCTAGTTCAATCCTGGGCAGCAATCTCTAAGTCTATTAACGTCGATCTACGCGAGGGCGTTGACGCTGTACGTGCGCGTGCGCGTGATCTCGCACAGAATGAGCCAATGGCGAAGAAGTATCTGTCATTGGTGGCGGCCAATGTCGTAGGATCAACTGGTATCGTATTGCAAAGTAAGATTGTAGACCCAAACGGGAAACCTGATAAGTTAGCCAATGATGCTATCGAGGCGGGATGGTTCAAATGGAGCAGTGGCGCTTGTGATATTTCCGGGCGCATGTCAATGCCAGATTTTGAGCGGGCTGTAATTAAGTGTGTTGCTCGCGATGGCGAGGCGTTGGTCTATGAGCATGTTGGTGCTGATAACGAATTCGGGTATGCGCTTCAACTGATTGATATTAACCGGCTGTCAACACTAAAAAACCAGCAAGCAACGAAAGATCAGAACGCCATTATTATGGGCGTTGAAATAGATGTTAACGGCAAGCCATTGTTTTATCACGTATACGAATACATGTATGGTGATGACCAAACCAAATGGACAACTAAAAAATTCCCTGCTGCACAGATAATTCATATTTTCTTGCAAGACTCTCCTGAGCAAATTCGCGGCGTATCGTGGATGCACGCTTCAATGATCCGCATGTTTCACTTAAAGAAGTATCAAGAGTGGGCAATCATAGCTGCCGGTGTTGGCGCAAGCAAGATGGGATTCTTTACCTCACCTGAAGGCGACGGCATAGATGTTGCTGACGGCGAAGATGCAACCACTGGCGAACTATATCAAGAAGCTGCTGGCGGTCAATTCGGTGTATTACCTGAAGGCTGGGGATTCGAATCATTCAATCCTGATTACCCGCACGCCATGTATGCAGAATTTGTCAAGACTGCCAAGCGTGATATCTCAAGCGGATTAGGTGTTTCTTATCATTCTTTGGCTAACGATCTTGAGGGCGTCAACTTTTCTTCTATCCGTTCTGGAACTTTGGAAGAGCGTGAAGAATGGAAGGTAATACAGAATTGGTTTATCGGTGTTTTCCTTGAAAGAATTTATCCTGTTTGGCTTAAACATGCGCTGTTAAAGAATGCCATTAAATCAGTAACTGGCACACCAATGCCAGCATCGAAACTAGAAAAGTTTTCTGCTCATAACTTCTTAGGTAGACGCTGGGCATGGGTAGATCCATTGAAAGACATCCAGGCAAGCATTGAAGCAATCGACAACGGTCTTGCAGATCCACACGAAATAGCGTCACAGCAAGGGACTGACATTGAAGATGTCCTTGATGGCTTGGCGGCTTATCAAAATATGGTTAAAGACAAAGGTGTTGAGATTAACGCTATGAGCAAAAAAGGTATAGGTCAACAACCTTTTGTTAATGCTCAAAATTCGGAGTAAATAGCTACTTATGAAAACAATCAAACCAGGATCGAAAGGTTTCCGTAGCGTACAGATACGCGCTGAGACTATTAACCAGGACAGTAGAACGCTTGAGTTAGCCTTCTCGAGTGAAGTACCTTGTGAGCGTTGGTTCGGCGCAGAGATATTAAGCCACGATGCTAAGGCAATTCGGATGGGGCGCATGGCATCAGGTAGTGCGCCATTGCTAGCTGACCATGAAAACAGTATAGATTCTCAAATCGGAGTAGTAGAAAGTGTATCTGTTGGATCTGACAGAGTAGCAAGAGCGATGGTTAGATTCGCAAAAACTGATGATGCTGAGGAAGTTTACCAAAAAGTACTTGATGGGATTGTGCGTAATGTAAGCGTTGGTTACGTGGTGCATTCTGCGCGTCTTGTCGAGACTAGCAAGAGCGGCATTGATACTTTCTTGATTGATGACTGGGAGCCTTTAGAGATTAGCTTGGTTGCTGTCCCTGCTGACGCTACGGTAGGAGTCGGAAGATCATTTGAGGAAAAAGATTTTATTATTCAAGAGGACGAAGAAATGACACAAGAAAAGGAAGTATCGCTACCCAATGCGGAAGATACACAACGCGCGGCGCAAGAAATTGTGAAACGTGAAATGGATCTAATCAATAAACGTAATAGCGACATCATGACAATTGGCGAGAGCTTTGTTGATTTTGATGGCGTTAAACTTGCTGCTCGTGCAATTGCTGAAGGTAAAACTGTTCAGGAATTTCAAGCCACAATGCTGGAACGGGTTAAAAGTAAACCGGCTGCATCTGCTGGCGTAGGTGGCTACGGTGAAGGCGCTAAGGTTAAAGAACGTTCAGAAGATGACCCGAAACAAGGATTCAGAAATCTTGGTGAGTTTGCTTCTGTTGTTATGGCTGACTGTCTTGGTCGCAATAAAGACGAACGCCTGACTCGCGCAGCTTCAACATTTAGTAATGAATCTGCCGGACCTGATGGCGGTTACGCTGTTCCTGTCGAGTTTGCACAAGGTATTATAAGCATGGCGATGGAAGAACAAAGCCTGTTATCAATGGCCAATGCCACACCAATCAGCGGCAACACAATGCGCTTCCCGAAAGATGAGGGAACGCCTTGGGGAACTACTGGAATCACGGCAGCATGGGAAGGTGAAGGAGTTCAAACCACTCCTACAAAAGAATCTGAACTGAAAGAAATGGAACTGCGTTTGAAAAAACTTAAAGTTCTGGTTCCGGTTACTGAAGAATTGCTAGCTGATGCAACAGCTATGTCTAGCCACATTACCCGCAAAATGGGTGTGCGTTTAGATTGGAAAGTACAGGACGCAATCGTTAATGGTCTTGGATCTGGTCAACCCTTAGGGATCACTAAGTCTTTAGCGTATGTTTCGCAAGCTAAAGAAACGTCACAAACTGCTGACACTATCAACGGTTACAACGTAGCCAAGATGCTTGGCCGTGTAATACAAGGTCCAGGTGCAAACGTTGTGTGGCTGATTAATCCTGATGCTTACAATCAAGTTATCACGATGACGCTGAACAACAACCCAGTGTGGACCGCTCCTCAGTCTGGCTTTAAAGATGCTCCTAGTGGTTTCTTGCTTGGTCGACCAATCATGCAGACAGATACCCTGCAAACACTGGGTGATAAGTTTGACATTATCCTGGCTAACATGAGCGGATATCAAGCTATCACCAAAGCTGGCGCGGCTGAAATGGCAACATCTATGCATTTGTGGTTTGATCAAGACTTGACTGCATTCAGATTGATATTCCGTATGGATGGCAAGCCACTGCTTTCAGGACCTGTAACCCCTCCAAACAGTTCAGTCACTCGCGCCCACTTTGTAACACTTGACGCACGCGCTTAATAAGGAGCAAATAACATGGCAAGCCCAAGATTAGTAGATAATTTTAAATTCGTAACAGGGTGCAATCCTGCTGCGTTAGCAACCACAGCCGGTGATGGTGACTATGTGAGCATGAAAGACTATGCACACTGCACCATGATTTTGACGGTTCTTAATGCTACCACTGTAACAGGTGGAGCGGTGACACTGTTGCAAGCTTCTGACGTAGCCGCAACTGGTGCAAAAGCTTTAGCCTTTACAAAGATGTGGGCAAACACTGACACAGGCGCAAGTGATACTTTGGTGGAAACTGCGGTGACTAGCAACACGTTCACCACTTCTACCACAAACAGCAAAGCGCTGAAATATGTGATCGAGATCGAAGCCACAGACCTGGATATTGCGAACGGCTTTGATTGCTTGCGTATTGATGTCGCTTCTATGGCCAATGCTGTTGGTAACGTTGAGTACATTCTGAGCGGTGCGCGTGAAAAGCCACCAATCGCTAGAAGCGCAATCACTGATTAATGTTTGCTGAAGACTTGTCACTTTTCTTTAATTCCAATGAACTTGGTACATCTGTAACTTTAGACGGCACAACGGTTACAGGTGTACTGGGTGATGGGTATGTAGAGGTTAATTTTGTGCAAACAAAAGCCCCCATCTTTACATACAGAAAAGCTGATAAGTCAAGTGTCGCTGTCAACTCGACTCTAGTAAGTGGCGCAACTACTTACAAGGTAAAAGTGATTCAGCCTGATGTAACTGGAACTGTTTCGCGGCTGGTTTTGGAGAAGCAATAAATGGCGAATCATGTCAGGCAACAACTCAGAGAGGCCATAGCATCGGCTGTAACTGGATTGACTACGACTAGCACAAGAGTATTCCAGAGCCGTGTTTATCCGATTGAAGTATCAAGCTTGCCTTGTTTGGTTATTACTGCTGATGGCGATTCGGTTTCGCCTGAGACTATCCATCACCCTTATCAGCAAAACAGAACCACTCAAATCAGGATAGAAGCTTATGCACGCGCGGTTTCGGATCTTGACGATACTTTGGATTTAATATGCAAAGAAGTGGAAACGGCAATAGGCGGCGTGTCATCTGGTATAGCCTTAGACATGTATTTACAGGGCACACAGATCGAGTTCGACACACTTGGCGAGCAACCAGTTGGTAAAGCGACACTGATTTACAGTAAAGATTTATTCACATTATCAAATGCACCTGATGTTTTGATTTAGGAGAAAGAAATGGCCACAGCATTAGTATTACGAAACGCAGTTGTGCAGATTCAATCTGCTTTAGCTGCTGCAAAAACGATCACAGCAATATCAAAGGTAACTGAAGCTGTTATCACAGGCACACATGATTACAGCATAGGCGACTACATTTTAATCCAGTCAGTAGGCGGAATGACTCAGATTAATAACAGAGTTGTTCGAGTCAAGTCAGTATCGACCACAGTTTCATTTGTGGCTGAAGGGATTGATTCCACAAACTGGACGACTTACACAAGCGGCGGAACTGCAAAGAAAATCACGTTTGGAACATCATTTGACAACGTAACTAATCTTTCATTGCCTGATGCCTCACCTGATGAGATTGATGCTACAAGTATTCACGATGACGAAAGACAGATTGTGTTCGGGCATGCTGCTGCACAGAAAGGCTCTTTTGCGACTATCGCGAATCCATTAGCTACGGCAATCGTTGAAGTTCAAACTGCCGATCTTGCACAAGAAAGACGAGCTTTTCTGGTTACCTTGTCGAATGGATATAAAGCACTATTCAATGCTTATTGTTCTGGTGGTACAGGTTTTGAAGGCGGTGTTGGCGCGGCCGGAACTGGTCAAGTTAGTTTGACTTTGCGTAACAAGCCTCAGTGGTTTGCGAGCTAATCATGAGCTTAGCTGATAAAATCAGAGAGCAAAGAAAGATCACTGTTAAAGTCGGTGATCTGACTTTTAATGCAAAGCGAGCAACTGCTGAAGAGTTCGCGCGGTATATGTCAGCACAGACGCTTGATGCTGAAGTCTGTCGTTATCATGTGACTGGTTGGTCTGGTGTTAAAGAATCCGATTTGATTGATGACGGTAAAGACGCTGAGACGCCATTTAATCGTGAGTTGTTCTGCGAGATTATTGGCGATAAGCCTGAGTGGTTTAGTGAGATTGCCAAAGCTGTGCTGGCTGATGCAATCGAGCGTGTTACGGCAAGGATCGAAAACGAAAAAAAATAGTAGACTGGATTGCGTACCAGGAAATTGGAATTGATATTGGAGCGCAACCAGTCGAACTAGAAGAGATTCAAAGTAAAAGTATTTTAGGTTTTAATTTGTTGGGCGGCGAGCTTGATTGGAACGCTCTTGAAGGTGTGGCGGAGTATCTTGAAATAACTGATTGTGAGTTGTTTATAGATAATCTGGTGAAACTTAGAGAATATCATTCGAGCAAATAAATGGCCACAGCAACAACACAAATAATCATAACAGCAAAGGATAGCACAGCCGCTGCTTTTGCTTCTGTAAATTCTGGATTATCTGGATTAAGCGGCGCTGCTGTAAAAGCTGGCGCTGCCTTAACTGCCATCGGTGCAACTGCTGCAATCGGATCATTCGCGGCATTCACAAAACAAACAATTGACGCTCAAGACGAGCTTTTCAAACTATCGCAAAAGACTGGCATTGCTGTTGAGTCTTTGGCTGGCTTGCAGTTTGCCGCTGAACAATCTGGCGTTGAACTTGATAAAGTCGCAAAGGCCACGCGCTCATTTAGTTTATTAGTCGCAGAGTCTGCTGATTCTACAAGCGGAGCCGCTAAGAAATTACAGCAACTTGGATTGTCATACAAAGACTTAAAAGACTTATCGCCTGAGAAGCAATTGCTTGCGCTATCTGATGCGTTGCAAAAGTTTGGTAAAGAGGATCGCGCGGTAGCTTTAACGTCATTGCTCGGTAACAGAATAGCTGACTTGATACCGTTGTTATCCGGTGGATCTGCTGAACTTGGCAAACTGATTGAGCAAGGCAAAAAGTTTAACCCGGTCACTGAGCAATCCGCGAAACAAGCAGAACGCTTTAACGACCAAATAAACGTATTAAATAAGTCAGTATCGGCATTAGGCCGTGAGTTCATCCAGGGCATGATACCTGGGCTTACGCGCGTTGCTGATAGGATGGTAGAGGTTACACAACAAAGCGGCTTGCTGGCTGGTGCGCTGGCAGGTGTTAAGCAATTGTTTGTCGAGTCATTCGGAAATCCTAAAATACTTGGCGATGTTGGACAGATCAGGCGGGAGATATTCAAAACTCAAGACGCTATAAAAAATCTTGAGGTTAAAAAAGATTCAGTATTCTTTGATAAAAACGCGCTAGCTCACGAACAAGAAAAGCTGGTGCAGCTTGAGCTTGATCTAAAAAAAGCAATTGGCGCTAGTCAAGGAATCATAGCGGCTCAAGATGTAGCTTCGGCATCAGCTAAAAAATTCGCTATATCAATTGACGAATCGAACGCGCCACTCGCTAAAAGAGCGTCATCAATTGACTCGTTAACTAAAAAAATCAACGATCAAGGCAGGGTAGAAAGCGAGTACATAAAACTTCTTAAGGCTGAAAGACAGGCACAAGATGAGCTTTTAAGACCCTATCAACAGGCGGCATCGTCAGCACAAGATAGACTTCAATCATTGCGGCAGGAAGCGCAAGCGGTCGACCTGGCACAAAAAGAACAAATCACTTTAGCTGAAGCTATCGAGCGTACAACTATCGCGCGATTACAGGAAAAACGAGCCATTACAACAAATGGCACTGCGGTTGCTGAGATCGACAAAGAGATTGCTGCACGTAAAGAAATCATTGACGTAATAAAACAAACAGATAAAAAGACAAAAGAAACTGTCGGTGTTACCCGGTCAGCAACTGATGATGTAAGCCAGTTATGGATGCAAGCCGGGCGCAACATTCAAAGCACATTAGCGAACTCAATATTCAATTTCTTTGATGATGGCCTGTCCGGCATGGTCAAGAATGTCGGCATTGCTGTTGGTCGTATTGCTTCAGAGTTTGCAGCGTTAAGACTTGCTCAAAGTATCGGGCTGGCTAGCGTATTCAGTGGCGCGTCTGGTGTTGCTGGTGCGGTTGGTAGCGGTGGATCTATACTTGGTAGCGCGGCAAGTCTTGGAACTAATGTTCTTAGTTTGGCGCGTGGTGGTTTCGGATTAGGTGGATTATTGAGCGGCGGCTCTGCTGGTGTGTTTAGTAATCTTGGGGGCGCAGGAACTGCTTTTATTGGTGGTCCAGGAACTGCTTTGGGTGGATCAGGTTTGGGTGCTGCTGCCGGTCTTGGATCAAGTCTTGCTGCTGTTGCTGGACCACTGATAGCGGTAGATATTGCTGGTCGATTGTTTGGCGGCAATAAGAAGCTAGGCGGCGCTGAGATGATACCGGTAATAGGTGGATTCTTAGCAGGTTTGTTTGGTCGAGGTCCGCTGAAATTTAGACAGCAATCATTACAAGGAGATGTAAGTTCAAGTGGGTTTGATGGTGGAATAACTAACGTATTTAGGGCTAAAGGTGGGTTATTTCGTAGTAATGGGCATAAATCTGTAGAGGAACAGCTTACTTCAGATCAACAACAATTATTTGATAGCGCAATAAGTGGGTTCTATAAATCAGCTCGCGGCTTTGCTGAGAATCTTGGCTTAAGCACTGGCTTAGTCGATACGTTCACACAATCTATTCAAATCAAATCAGAGAAGGGAAAACAACTTACTGAAGAAGCTATTACAGAAATGCTGTCCGGCATTGGTGATAGCCTTGCAAAGAATGTAATACCACAGATCGAAGAATTCAGACAAGCTGGCGAAAGGTCGTTTGATACTTTCACTAGACTGAATAATGAATTCTCAAGCCTAACCGCTGGCGCTCAGAACTTGGGCGCATCGGTAGAGTATGCGCGTAAGCTAGTCAGTGAAATGAGCATCACGGCCAGGACTGATTTGGTAGAAGCTGCTGGCGGTATCGAAGCATTGAGTAGTAAAACACAATTCTTTTTCTCGAATTTCTTGACGCAATCAGAACAGTTTGCGGTCAAGTCTAGCGCATTGAATGAAGCACTTGTCAAGCTTGGCGTATCGGCAGATTTAACAGTAGATCAATATAGAAAATTAATCCAATCAACTAGCACAGCGAACGATTTGCGCTTAGGGTTGCTTGATCTTGGCCCGGCATTCTTGGAACTTAGATCATCGGTTGCTGTCGCAGCTGAAGCTGTTAAGGAAATAAAAGAAGATTTCACAGACTTCTACGCTGATATTTTCTCCGCTGAGCAGCAATCAAATAGTCAACGTGTAGCATCGGCAATTGATGATATAACTGATTCTATAAAGGATCTGGAAGGGATAGCACAGGAACTGAGCGGCACTGTAAACGAGATCGCGCCATTGTCTGTTGAACAGGCGCGCGGCATTGTAAGCGGTGGGAATCCTAACGATCCACGTTTATCACAGGCGCTGGCAGCATTAAGCGGTCAAAGTTCTGCGGGTTTCGGCAGTTCGTTAGAATTTAACCGTTCTAAGTCACAAAACATTTCTGCCATTAGCAGCCTTCAATCGGTTATAGGGTCGAGCATATCAGGCAAGAATACGGATATAGCAAACCTCATAACTGGTGAGGCAACACAGAAAAAAATACTTGAATCAATCTTACTCGAAAGAATTGGCCGGGTGCCTAGTTTTGATGTTGGTGGCGTAGTTCCAAAAACTGGCTTGGCATTGGTTCATAAAAATGAGCGGGTAATAAACCCACAGCAAAACGAGGCGATAGTTGACTTGCTTAAAATGGTTGTTGATGCCGTGAAAAGTGGCAGTGATTCCAACGATAAATTATATAAGTTACTGAGAAGTATGACAAATAACGGTACAGCATTGAATACGGTGGCGGCATGATAACTACAGATCCTGTTCGACTTACGATGGCTGATATTACATCGTCAACTGTATCTTATCCAGACACAGGCGAGGCGGCATGGTCGGCTGTTGTAACTTATGCGGCTGGTGAAACAAAGTCATACCAGATAAATGGTGTTTGGCATAGGTTCGAGAGTAGACAAGGGAGTAACTTGAATCACCTGCCTACAGCTTACCCGGATGATGCGAGTAACTTATGGTGGTTAGATCTTGGATGGGTTAACCAGATAGCAGCATTCCAGCTTGAACGGAATACCCAAACCATAACAGCATCTCCTTATGTCGTGGCTGTAGATCCTGGCGAAAGATTCGGGGCTATCGGTATCGGTAACATCCAGGCTGATGATGTTTTGCTTGAAGTATATGACGGCGTAACGTTGATACATAGCGAAACTAAAGAGCTTAAGAAGCGTGATGTTTATGACTGGTACTCTTGGACATATGAGCCATTTTATCAAGTACAAGGAACAATATTTACAGACATCCCGATTAATTCATCGTACACATTCAAACTGACTTTTACTGATAGCACAGGAACTGTAAAGGTAGGTTCTATCATCCCTGGCGTGCCTTTGGATATCGGTAAAGCTTTGATTGGTACATCAATTACACGATTGAATTACAGCTTGTTCGAGCGTGACGAATTCGGCGATACACGAATCACAATAAGGCGAAATATACCAAGACTTCAATATACGTTACTAATCGAAAAGGCAAAGATTAACAATGTCATGCGCTTGCTTGACGATCTGAATGGATTGGTGACTTTCTATGCCGGAATTGTGGAAACTGAACATGGCTATTTTGACAGTGTATTCGTGATTGGTCTATATAAAGAAATATCATACCAGCTTAACTTGCCTAATCACGTTAATGCTGCAATCGAGATAGAGGCGTTATGACAATATCATTAATTACAGCAAATCCTGATACATCAAACCCGGCTGACTTTGCGGTACAAGCTGATTTGGCTTGGCAGCAATTGATTGTCGCAATACCTGAAATAAACACGGCGATTGAAGCGTTTAATTTCAATGCCACGAATTCAACCGGCACGACAAGCCTGTTAATCTCCGCAGCAAGCAAATCATTGACGGTGCAAACAGGGAAAAGTTATCAGCCAGGAATGGCGGTAACTATAGCGTACACAACTGACCCATCGCAATGGATGCGCGGGGAAGTTACCTCTTATAACTCTGGAACTGGTGCATTAGTTGTCAACGTTCGTTTTATCAGTGATACGGTAGGCACTTACACGGCCTGGACGATCAGTCAAGCAAGCATCGAATCAAGTGTTTTGGATTCCGAAATTTTGCTGACAACTGGCAATGGGCACGGGTCAACAAATACGCATTGTCGCTTACTTACAACCACTGCCATTAATACTGGCACAGCATTTTCTGTAACTCATAGCGCCACACTCGGGACTTACATAACGATTAATGAGCCAGGTATTTATTCAATTAATGCGGTAGACACTCGAGCGGCTGCTGCTGCCTTGCTTGGTGTTACAAAAAACTCTGCAGATCTTACAAGTTCCGTTGGGGTTGCTGCGAATGTTTTAGTATCGGTTGGTAGAGCTTATCCGGTGAGCGCTTCTGCTGCTGGTTCGAGAGCGCATTTTTACGCAGTTGATCGATTAAATTCTGGCGATATCCTACGTATGCAAGATGCAAATCTGAATGATGGTGTAGGTATAGAGACGCGCTTTTGGGTAAGGAAAATCGGAAATGTATAAATTACTGATAAACAGTCCAATTGGCAATCAATATGTAGATCTAATTGATAAAACCGGAAACTATTTTGATCCTGCACGCGTGATTTGGGACGAGCGTATAGACGGCGCTTTACCTGATGTGATTCTCGGCAAAATGAGGCGCAACGGAAAGGCGCTTGAAACGCTATCAGATTATCTTCCCGAGCATTCTGCTTTCTTGGCTACCGTGCAAGCAAGATCAGATTTGCAGACGAAGAAATCACAGCTTGATACTGACACTAAACAGGATGGCGATCTGTCGGTGTTGCGTGATATGTCGGGCGCACAAATAGATGAATGGTTTACGGCAAACATTAAAACGGTTAATGATGCTAGCAAGCTGCTGAAAAAAGTTGTTAAGTCTTTGGTTAAGCAGAATTTACTATAGGGGTGTGAGATGGGTATTATAAGAAAACATGGCGATCTTGTGGTTGACGAAGATTTAAACACAAGGATCGACGCAACTACCACTGCCGGACAAACTTACATTTGGGAAAACCTGCGGGATAATGCTGTTGCTACTGATACCGATTGGCGCTTATCCAGGATCACTGATGCGACAGGTAACTTGATATGGGCGGATGGTTCAAGCAAGTTTGATAAGCAAGCTAGTCTAGCTCCAACAAATTATACATTCACAGTTTAGGCGGATACATGTCATTCTTAACAGATTTTTTAAAGAGACGCAAATCGCTGCGGATAGTTCAACACGACTCAGCAACTGACGAGCTTAAAGTTGGTGGCGATGTTGTGACGGTTGCCGCGGCGGCTGGTGCTGATGGTGACTTCATTTATCTGGCTTATGCTTCAGCGTCTGACGGTACAGGATTCACGCAAACATTCAATGATGCGCTTGACTATGTGGCAATTAGGCGTTCAGCGACTGAGATCGTTACACCTGTTGCAAGTGACTTTGCGGGGTTGTGGCATGGGTGGACTGGTGCTGATGGCAATACTATTATTTCAGGTACTGCTGCACCTACGACAGAAGGCGTAGACGGTGACTACTACATAAGGACAACAACGAGCTTTATTTACGGTCCGAAAGCTTCTGGCACTTGGCCCTCTGGCGTGGCTATGGTCGGCACGAATGGCACTAATGGCACGAACGGAACTGACGGCGCAGACGGTCTTGATGGTGCAAATGGTGCGGCTGGTAATAAGGGCGGTCTAATATATACATTCGGACTAGCTACAGCGGATGGAGATCCAGCAGACGGAAAATTCAGATTAAACAATACGACCGTAGGATCAATAACGGCTCTAAGGATTGATGACGTTGATAATGCTTCGGTTAATATGGAGTCTGTCATTCAGACTTGGAAAGATGGCGACATTATAGACATCAGGTCTAATAGCACATCAGGAACAAGCTTTATTCAAGTTCGCGTTACTGGTAAAGCTGTCGATGCGACAGGATATTGGAATGTCCCCGTAGTCTATATGAGCGGTGCTAGACCTGCTTCTGACGAGGTGTGCGCCATCCAACGTTTAAGCCAGGGCAATAAAGGCGGCATCCGCTACGACTACAACAACACCACTTCTGGTGACCCTGGGTCTGGTTTCTTCAGGATGAATAGCACGACCACGGCATCGGTTACAAGTTTGTTTATTGATGATGAGGCAATCGGTGGCGTAAGCATGACCACGTTCCTTGATTCGTGGAGTAAAAACGGAACGATCCATATTCAACTGAATAGCAACTACGGCGCAGCATTCGCAAGGTTTAAGATTAATGCAGCGATTACTGATAGTGGAACTCACTACACCATACCTGTTACTTATGTCGCTGGATCTAATTTCACTAATACGGATGAGTGCGTTATCAATTACATTCCATCGCCTAACGTTTCGTGGGATGGAACGGATTTGCTGGACGATACCGGGGTTAGTATATCTACCCCTTTAGCTGTTGATGATTATGCGGATTTGCCGACCGCCTCAACTGTCACAGACAAGGCTTATTTGGTGCGTAACATCGGACTACATGGAATCTATTATCATTCTGATGGGTCTGTATGGTCTCCGGTCAATGGCGAGTGCATGTACTCGAAATCACAGGGTGCATTCTCTTACATTGCACCAAATACCCAAGCGACAGCAGTTGGCGATAATGGCGGGTTTTTGCAAGTCACTGCTGCCACTCATACTCTAACAACTTCCCCGGCTGTTGGTGCTAAAGTATACGTGTCTGCTGGCACTGGGTGGACTGTTGGATTTTACACAATATTGTCTGTTGATAGTGTAAATGCTTACACTCTGAATGTTGCTAGAGGTACTCTAGGTGTTCCAACAATAGCTCTCGCAAATACTCAGGTTAGAGCGGTATCAATCGCATTGCATCCGTTACTAGCAAGCAGCACTGTTAATCTTGATATGACCACAGACTACACCGATACGGCTGATGATAAGCGATTCAAAGTATTACTTGGTGCAACAGAATTAATATCAATAAATTCCACAACACTTGGCACCTTTATTACTCGAGGGTTTTATGGTTTCAGTAATAACGGCGCTACTAATGCGCAAATCGGCAAATTCTCTTTGGCGACATCTACTGGAACAGGTAACGGAACTGTTGCTTTACCTACTGCCACTGTAGACACATCTGTTGCAACAACTTTCAACATTGATCTGTTACCAGCAGTATCAAATCAAGTATGCCGAATTGTCAGCTACGACATGAGGTTATCACAATGAGTTTACCTTTTCTTTCTGGCTGTAATACGGGCGGCTATGCCGGTGTTCCGGTAAGTTTTCATCCTGGAATTTATCTTACTCAGTTC